ATTGGATTTTATTTTTCTTTAGATCATCGGGCGCATAGTTCCTTCTGATAGAAAGAACTGTTCGGCTACCTTCGTCAACAGTGACGATGTAAGGTAATTTTATTCCAGTAGGTCCTTCAGAGTTTGTGTCTTCAAAACCTTCTAAATCTAAATTTACGTGACACTCTAACAAAGTATACATTGATTCTTGTTTACCAGTTTTTTTAGTGCCATCTAATTCTCTTTCTTTTTTCTCTAAATCATTTCTTTCAACATTGTCTGGTGGACCTAATTCTACATCTCTGTAAAAACCACTGACCTGTTGTTTTCTTAATTCGTTTTCTGAAATCTTAACTGTATGTATAACAGCTTCTGCATCTTCAATTGATGTTGCTGTGTATGGCACAACTAATTCATCTGCTGGTACAAATTTAGATACAGCTCTACCTAGCGGTACATCATAGTAAACTTTTTTAAATGTAGATCCTGCAAGTGGTAAATGAAATAACATTGAGTCAAACTCTTCTTCGTATTCTTTCATTTGATCCATCACAAGATAGTTCATGAAATCTTTTACACGTTGTGCTTGTTGTTCTGTTGCAGTATTTTTTACACCTATAATCTGTGTTCTTACAGGTCCATCACTTGGTAATAATTCTTTGTATGCTTGTGCTTGAAACTGTGTAACTGCCTCTGCTAATACTGGGTGTGTTGCACCACTTGCTCCTTGAAAAGGCTCTGTTCTGTTTTCGTATTTAAATCCTAATAAATCTAAACCTTGTTTGTAAGACTGCTCCCAATCTTTTCTTGACGCTTTGTAATCCATGTAATTTTGCACCATCTCATTACCGATAGGATCTAAGATGTCGTCTGGTAAAATATCTGCTAGGTTATCAAAGTGATTTTCTGTTCCAGGTATATTTATAGCTCCCGGTTCAAAGTCTATTGTTGCGCCGCCGTCTTCTTCTGGTATGACCTCTACGGGTCCTTTTTCTGGTATCTCTTCCTGAACGTTAACTTCTTCTAGCTCCTCTGCTGATGGAACTTTGATTTCGGTTCTAGTGTTCGGGAGTCCTTTATCAATATCTGCCATTTATACTCCTATGTGTTAGTACCACGTTTTAATAATGATGACAACCCTTCTGAGTTGGGCCCTCTTTGTGGCGGTGGGCCTGACTTATCGCCACCAGATAATCCTGCAATACCACCTTTGTTAAATCTTTCTTGAGTGCCTGTAAACCCAGGTGTTTCAAATAACTGTCTAAACTTTTCTTGATTAATCATTTCTTTTGCTTGCTCTGATGAAGGTCTTTCATAACCTAAAGCTTCAGATAAAGTACCAATAAAATCCTCTGTTGGTAAATCTAATTTAGCAGTATCATAACTATTGCTTGTATATGCAGGAACCATTTTTGTAGCGTATCCAGGTAGTTGTCCTGGTAGTTGTTCAAGATCTCCATATGTTGGTTTTAATTGACCTGAAAAAAAACTAGGAGCATCAGTTTTATCTGGTGCATCAAATTTTTTAGGTGTCGCTGTAAACTTATCTTTAATATTAGCGAGTTCAGATTCAAAATCTTTTTTTCCAACCTCACCACCTAATCCAGTTTCACGATTGTATTCCATGCCTTTTAATTTTTGTTCTAAATCGGAAACTTTTTGTGCAAAAAAACTATCGCCTACTCCAATAGTTTGTGCATCTTTTTTAGCTCTTTCAAGTTCATTTGCAGTCAATATTCTTTGTGCATAATCTTTTGCAGCAGGTGATGCTGTTGTACTATCTAAAACTTTTTGTGCATCAAGAACATTTTGTGGGGTTGAAAGAAATCCAAAAGCTAATGTATCTTTTAATGCCTCTTGAATAGGTTTACCTTTTCTAATTGCTGCATCTGCAGCTATAACTCCATCGAATATAGGGATAGATGCTAAAGCTCCTGCACTAAAAAACTGTGATCTAAGATTTAATAATTCTTTTGGATCTAAAGCTCCCTTTGCAAAATTAAGGGTGCTTCTAAATATTTTTTTAACTATGTTTGATTTTACATCTGTAGCTTTAGGATCAATACCTTTTGCTAAACTTTCTCTAACATACTTTTTAGCTTCTGCTTGACACGCAACACTACCATATTCAAAATTAATACGACCACCATCCGCAGCAGTTTTTCTTGCACATTTTGTATTTAATTGTGCTGCTAAATTATTTAATAAATTTCTAAAATTATTAAGATCTTTTACTGTAATAGGTTTATCCTTGCCTGTTGATTCTAAAGCTTTAGCTAAAAAAGAAATAGGTTCTGATTTTGTTGGAAGAATTACACCTTTTTTTGCAATTTCTTTAATATTTTTTTGAGCCTCTGGAGATAATCTATCAAAGCTGTCTATAAATTTAGATGCATCTAGTTTTTCTCCTGGTTTGTATATTATTGTAGGTGTATCTATTTTATTTTTTTTAGCAAAGGCTTCAGAAATTTTATTAAACTGTTCTACGTCTATAGTTTTACCTTTGTATACAACTGTTGGATTTGTTTCTCCTGCCATAACTTTTTTAAATAATTTTATAAAATACCTATCTATTTGTTTACCTTTTTTCTTATTAATTTCTTTATCTATAACTTGTCCAAATTCTGTATAACCAGGTGCTTGTTCAAAAGTAGCAGCTACTCCCAATGTTTCATCAAGTTGTAAAGCGTTTGAGTCTATTAATTTTAAAACTTTATTTCTTAATTTTAAAAGTTTATCACCTTTTGTGTTTAGTAGTTTATCTCTAATTTCTAATTTTGCTTGTCTTATGTTTCCAGCTGCAAATTTTCCGTATTCATTTTCAGCTGGAAAATCAAATAAAATATCATCTAAAATCTCTCCTGTTGGAATTTTTAAACCTTTTATATCTTTAAAACCAAGTAAAAATTGTTGATATCTAACTAAGTCGTTACCAATATTTTTTAAATTTTGTAATTTACTGTTACCATAAACTAATTTAGCAAGTTCTTTAGGGTCATTAATATCCATAGAATTTTCTAAAGCTATTCTATGTATTATTCTAACAGCATCGTCTTGTGATTTATATTTGCCTGCAATTAAATTTAAATTTTGTTTTTTATTTAAAGCTTTTTTTGCAGATTCTAATGAATTATAATATTGAATACCCTGATATTCTTTTGGTATAAAAGATTTTCCTGATGGTTTATAATATACAATTTTATATTTAGCATTTTTAGGAATATTTCTAGTTTTTGTTTTTCTATCTAATTCTGTTACAGGTCTAATTTTTTCTCTAATAATTCTTTTTTCATCTTTTCCATAAATTCTTTGATCTTCAAATGTTTTAAAATCAGAAACTCTTTTTATTAATTTTTGATCTACGGCTAATTTTACTAATCTACGAATAGAAGCATTGCTGGCTTTTATCCCTTGTTTTGCGAGTTCTCTTTGAATTAATATTGAACCCATTTTCTTTTTTGTATAGAGATTAAGAACTTTTTTAATTGTGTTTACATCACCTAAGTTACCTGTGTAACTAGGGTCAAAATAAGTTGGAAATTTTTTTTTAATAACTTTTGCTGATAGACCATCTTTAAATCCAATACGGCCACCATCAGCCATAGGATTGTCTCTCATAAATCTATTGATCGCTTCTCTGTCTACAACGTCTTGTCTTGGCTCTGGTTGAGGTATGTTATCTGCTGTGGTTACTACACCTTCGTCAAATAAATTTTGTAGTTCTACAATTTTATTTAAAAATTTTTCATCCATGCTACTCTCCTAGCATGCCAGCCAAACCACCTGATGCATTTTCTTTTCTACCTTTTGTTTGAAGGTTTTTGATAAGTTGTTCCATCATCATAACATCTTTTTCACCAGCTCCTGCTGGCACTGGAGATTTAAAAGAACCCTCAGGAAACATCATTTTGACGGCTGCGTCTCCATAACCAGGAGAAGCTTTATTCATGGATGCCGCTAAGTCGGCTTTTGATTTATCAAAGGCTAATCTTGACTCAATCATATCTCTAACATTTTCTACCATTTCAATTCTTTTACCAGTCATCTCCTCTTTTAATTTTAAATATTCAGATTTAGACATAATTCTTTTAGCTGAATCTGGTAATAATCTATAATTTGTTATATTTAAATATTCCGATGGACTGATACCTTTTTCTTTTGCAAGGTTTTTAATTACGGCTTTAAAAATTCCACCACCAAATATAAATGGTATACGACCGCCCTCTGCTTTTTTAATTGATGTTGCTTCTTCTCCAGCTTCTTCTATAATTTCTTTTTGAATATATTCATCCATGGCTTCTGCTCCTGCTTCTGTTCCATCTTGGTCAAACTCTACTCTATACTCTTCATATTCAGCAGCTTCGTTGGTTGTTTTCTGTGTTTCTAC